AACACCCTGTTATCAAAAACTGATAACAGAGTGCATTTTTTTATTTTATCTGCATTAACAGAATTATTTGTTGTAAATTCAATTATAACATTATCTTTTCCGTCTGTATCTGGAATAGTAGGAGCAGTGTTAAATATAACTCTACCATTTGCTAAATCTTTAGTATAAGTATCGGATTCTTGTAATTCATCATTTACATATACTGCATCAATACTTATTAAAGAGTTTGCATCTAATTTATAAATTTTAGAACTTCCATCAGCAAGAAAAGAATTTTTTCTTTTAGGTGTCAATAAGTTAACATCTTCATAAACAGTTCCCTCTCCAGTTGGAGCTTTTGAAATAGTAGTTGTAGGAACATATCCTTGTACTTCTGAACAAGTTTGTCCATCATATTCAAGATAATGAAGGCCATCTTTGATATAAAATATATTAGCATAAATAAAAGATTGACTTTTACGTGGATTCATACCACTATATATTTGAGTTTGATTTCCATTATAACAATCATATAGTTTTGTTCCTGCATGAACAATCATATGATTTTCGTTTCTTATTTCATAAAAGAAAATTCCAAAAACTGTTTCAGTAGTAGTAAGAATTTTCTCAACATCTGGTCTTGTTTCAATATGTTTTCCGACTGAGTTCTTATAATTCTTCCACATATTCAAAGAATCAGGACTTCTGTTTAAGGCAACGTTATTATTCGTAAAATCAACTCCAGCGAAATTGCCATATATTCTTGATATTAAATTTCCACTTACACCCATTTTAAATCCTCCTACATATCATCAATTCCATCATCATCAACAACAATACTACCTCTTGCATATCGTGGATCTAATCCTTGTTTTAATTCAGCATACCTATTAGCATATATCTGACCATAATTATTTGAAACATCATTTTTAAGTAAATCTGCAATAGCACCAACTACTAGACACTCTACTGCATCATCAGTAATTTCAAATTTATATTTTTCTGCATCCGTAGTTTTTGAAATTCTTTTAGGATATTTGTAATAAAATATTTTTGCAGTTCCATCTTCTAAAAACATTACAATATCATCTATTTGTTCATGTCTTACATCCTTTATACAGTTTAATTGATAAAAACTGTCTAATTCTTCTCTTAAATTTATTTCTTGATTTTCTGTTACTTCAAATTCTTCTTTAACAGGAATTTTTTTAATTCTTGAAATTTCAAACAAAACCCCATTAATTACATCATTTAATTTTTCTGCAATATCATCATCTGTTGCAATATTTGCGTCAGTTGCTTCATTGCTTTTATTAATTTCTTCTATTATTCTAAGAATTTTCTTCTTCACTTCTAACAGAGTTATCATCAACTTCATCTCCCTTAATTAAATTATATAAATCAATTGCCTCTGGAATACTTATCATTTTGTATTCAGGAATTATAAATCCTTGACCTTTTAAATATATCAATAACTCGTCTTCTTTAAGTTCAACACTTTGTTTACTTTCCTCTATTACTTTTTGATTTCCTCTAATTATATATTCTCTTTTTAGGTTAGTATAAAGAACGTTATTTAAAATATAGCATTCTACTTCTGTTCTATTTACAACTTTTGTTCCATCTTCGTTATAATCCTCATCGACATCATCACATAAATATATATCTTGTCCGTCGTGTCTATATGCTCCATAAAATTGAACATTAGGATAAATAACTCTCTTCTCTAAACTTTCTAATTTTCTCATTTTTTCAATTTCTTCTTTATTCATAAGATAACCTCCTAATTAATTTTGGCAGGGGAAACAGGAATCGAACCTGTACTGAAGAATATATCTCAACGTGCTTCCATTAACACTATTCCTCTATAAAAAAAGAGAGAATTTATATTCTCTCTTACAGATAAAAGATTACACAGCCTATCTATAAACTGCGACTACTTTAACATCAGTAGATTCTGGAATTAATTTAACAGTTCCATCATTGTTTGCAAATCTTGCACTTTCTACTCTAATTACAGCAAATGCTCCAGAAGCAATAGATTTAACTAAATCTGTATCAGTTGCAGCATAACTTCCGTTAGTAGGTGCTTTTACTGTTATTGTTTTTGCAGCAGAACCATGTGTATTTTGAACTACAAATAATGTATATTCATCAGAACCTTGTAATGTATATTTAAATCCATCAGCAGCTGATGTTGCTGCTTCAAAAGCAACTGTAGTTGCTTCGTTGTATGGTGCTTTAACACCTGTTAAAACTTTTTCAGCCATTAAAAATCACTCCTTTTTTTATAATTAAAAAGACTAGAGTAGGCTAACTCCAGTCTTTTTTAAGCTCACTAGAATTAGTGAGCTAAGATAACAGCCATTTCTTTTGGTCTTACTACTTTAGCTCCATATACATGAAGACCTTTAACAATAACACCAAATCCATATGTATTATCAGATTTTGTTACTTTATCAATTGCATTTGCGAAGGCAATTGCTCTCTTAGTTCTTATCATTTCCCAATCATCAGTTCCGTCATTATATAAGCATGTAGCTAATCTCAAATATACGTTACCGTATTTACCAACAGCTCCATTTTTTACATAATCAACGTTTTCTGTGAATAATGAGTTCATTGCTTCTTTAGCTCTCATAATGTGTTTTGCATTTAAATCAGCAGCTAAAGGTGTTTTAGCAGTTACTTTATTTTTATAAAGTTTGATTAATGCATCACCAATTACTTCTAAAGCATTTGCTTTTGTAATTTCAGTTGAAGCAGATTTCATTGAAGTTAAAGCTTTTTGAGCTAAAGTTCCAACATATGTTTCAGCTTCTTCAGCTAATGCTTCTTTAGCTTGGTCTAATTCTGCATTATGAAATTCAGGCATAGATTGAGCCTTATCAACATCATCAAGACCATAGCAAAAAGCTTTTGCTCTATCAATATCTAAATATTGAGAATTATCTCCCAAATTTTCTGGTGTTAAAGGTGTACCTTTTGCATAATCAACAATAGTTGGTTTTACAGCACCTATAATTTTTAAACGATTTCCATATTTGATTTCTCCATCATATGAATAATCACACCAATTACACATTACCATATCAGTTTTTAGGTCAGTTTCTATTTTCTTTGACCAATACATAGGCTTAAAGTTATCAGCCATAATAAATCACTCCTTCACTATTTCCAGTGAGAAAATGAACGTTCAATTTTTTTCATAATATTTGGATCATTATATTGTTCTTTAGTTAATTGATCTACTTCTTCAGAAGTGAACCAATCTCTTTCAACTTTAGAATCCGTATTTCGCATTGAACCTGGATTTTTCACTGGTTCTTTATTTTTTAAATTTGATTTTGCGAACAATTCATATTTTTTAGAAAATGGCATACTATCTGGAAGCTCATATTCCTTAATAAAGTTTTTGAAATCTTCGTCATTAACAAAATTATCTTGAAGTCCTAATTTTCTTATTTCTTTTAAGTCTTCAGTTGATTTTTTTGCTTCGCCTAATTTCTTAAAAATAATCTTGTCCCTTTCGGTCATATTTTCATAACCTTTATCTAGCAATCTTTTAGTTTCATCGACTATCACATCATAACCATCTGCAATAATTGAATCAGCTTCGGCATTTGCTAATATTTCAATTTCCCTTTGAGAATAATGATTTTGTTGTTGTGTAGGAATATCAATTCCTTGTTCCTGATACATTTCTTCAAGTAATTTAATGTTTTCGTCTAAATCTTTACCTTTAAGTCCAGCGGATAATAAACTTTCAACTTTAGAATATTTACCGTCGTATTCTCTTTGAAGGTTAGCTTTTTGACGTGACAATCTCTTTTGCATTGTCGTATTAAATTCCTCTTGCAGTTCAGGATTTTCACTCAACAAATCTCTTAAGCTCTTTTTTTGTGTACTGTTAACATCTTCTTGATTAGTTTCTTCGGAATTTTGGTCTTGGTTATCTAAACCATCTTCCTCAACTTCTCTACCATCTGTTAATTCCACTTCCTCATTTTCTTCTACAGATGAGTTATCTGTGTTTTCAGTTTCGTTAGTTGTATCTAACATTTCTTCATCTTCCATAAGTTTTACCTCCCGTTTTAAGTCCGTCGACTATAAATTCACTTGATAGCAGTTTTTGGCGTCTTACACATGTTTTGGACAATAAAAAATAAGGCACTAAAATAAGTGTCTTATTGATTAACAATTTGTTGTGATTGAGATTGCATCATATTAGCCATTTCTTGATTTTGTTGTTCGTTCAAGAATTGCTGTACTTGTTGTTGCATTAATTGACCATTTGCCTTCATTTGTGCAATTCTATTTTGTCTTTCTTTTCTCTTTTTAATTAATCGTAATAATGTTGCTTTTGGCATATTAGAATCATCATCTAAACATTCAACATAATCTTCAAGCATTTGAGCATTTTGTGGTAAGAATAGATTACTATTTGCAAGATTTTCAAGACTTTGTTCTTTTGCATATTTATCATATGCACCTTTAGCTGTAATCTCAATCTTAACTGTTGGATTCATATTTTGTATTAACACAATTGGAATTTCATTAACCACATAACTTGAATCTCCTGTTTGGTCATTAATTTCTTCATCAATTATCTTAATAGAATAATCAGCATGAGCAATCCACATATCTAACCAACAAAGTGCGATTTCCTCAATAAAGTCTTTTAATGCACTTTGTTGTTCAATCATTGGCTGATTAGCAGCCTCTTGCATTGCAAGAATTGCTCTACCACTTGCACTACTAGGATTAATATTTCCAGTAGCTGCATCTCCTGCACCTGCTAACTCTTTATCTAAAGTAATTAATTGATTCATTAATTCTTTAATATCAGAACTCATTTGAGTTGTATTTGTAAATCCAATTGCATCTTTAACATCTTGTACATTTTTTCCAGAAATTTTAATAGTTGCACCCGGCTTTTTAAGTGCATCAACATTTTGTACAACCTCAGTATTAACAATAGGATGAGGATATGCAGTATTTTTTCCAACAATAGACCTTCTCATTAGTGTACGGTTAACTTCTAATTGATTTTCAATATGTTGTTCAACCTCTCCAACTCCTCTTGAATCTCCTTCCTTTTCTTCCCACAAATAATGTTGAACAGGATATCTTGTATAACCTGTATTTTCTTTTTCATTAATAACACAATATCGAGTTCCTTGCCTATAATAAACAGTGCCTTTTTCCTTCCAAAATTCCGTTAGAACTGTTACTTTGTTGTCTTTCTCGTCTTTTGTCTTTTCTCCAGCTTCTTCCAAATTATCTGCATCGCCAATAATAAACTCAATTCTATCATCTGGGCACCCCATACTTTTAGCATATTCTTTTGCTTTTAAAATAGTCATTCTTTTCTTTACTATAATATATGGTTGTTCCTCTATCTCTGGAGTATTTTCATCTCCAAAAATTATATCGTTCTTGCTTAATATTTCTGTTCTAATATCTTTAGTTTTATCAAACCAAAAATTATATAGAACACTTTCAGAATTAATACCTGCTTTTCTAACAATTTTACGAATTTTTCCATCCATTTTATTGCGTTCCCAAGTAATTTCAGCTTTTTTATTTAATAATTTTGAAACTTTTTTACCTTCTCTAATAATCTCCTCGTTGTCAAAATTCATATTATCATAAACAATTTTCCACAAGTTTTGATTAATTGTGGATACTTTAGTCTTAACTATTGTTTTTATATAGTTAAGTTGTAAAGGCGGATTATTTCCAAGTTTTGCATGTTTCCATTGATCCCCATTATAAAACTCATTATTTCTGTCTGTATTATCATACATGTTTCTTAAATTATTATAATCAACGCCATGTTGATATAAAGTCCATATATCTGTTTCAACAAGTTCTTTTAAATCATTGTCAAACATTACAAGTCATCTCCTTCCTCTTGATAGTACGGAATATCCTTTTGATTACTACCATAACCGTTATATGTATCAATATTCCCTAAAACAATTTCGTCTTGAATTGTTTCAATTCTCTTTTTTTCCTTCTCTTGTTTTTCTATCTTATTGTTTTCCAAAGTTTCAATTGGATGAAGTATGTTTTGCTTTGCTTTATCTGAAATGATTTTTTCACTTTTACCACATTTAAAACCAATAAAAAAACAGAACATACATATAAGTCCTGTTACTAGAATTATTAATACTTCCATTATTCAGTTACCTCCTGCCAATCATTTGCTAGCATATCAGCTTGACTTGCTAACCAACCAAGTTGAACTCCCGATGTTCCAACAAATGCTATCGCACAATTACCAATTGCATCATGTTCAGCATTTATAACTTTATCCATTGCATTTTTATAACTAATGCACATTGCTAATTCTATATATTGATTTTTTCCATTCCATCCTTTACGTTGTAATTTCTTTCCTTGTTTTAATAATTTTATTGCATCTCCAAAATCCATTCTAATCCCTCCTAAATTGGTGTTATTTCATCATCATCAAAATCACTATAAAAATCTCTGTCAAAACTTAAAAACTTATCCATTTCCTTTTTTATTTCATCTTCTTTTCTTACTGTTGATTGTTGACCAGAGATTTCATACGTTATAGCAGTTCCCATAATTCTATCGTCATGGCAACCCTCTTGTGCTTCAGCTCTACCTTTTTCATTCTTAATAAATACTAAAGCTTCTCGCAATATATCTATATCTGTAATTTTCTCAATTTCTTCATTAATAATTCTTTGTAAATTTGCTAAAATCAATGGTCTTGTTTTCTTATTTGTTTCAAAACCAAAAGACTTATACAACTTACCTGTATAATCATCAGCTTTTTCTCGAATATATAAATTAGGGTATTTATATTCCTCTGATAACATTTTTGTTGGATATGTAGAATAGTTTGTTTCCAATCCTACTAATGCATCATTAAAATATCTACCCAAACAATATACTTGAAGTGTATATGTTGTTTCATCTTGTTTTTGGTGTAGTGTAGCCACGATTTTATCGTTAGAATTATCAATTACTGTTGCAGTATTTGCATCAGAACCTTCTCCTGCTGTATCTCCACCCAAAACATATGGAACACCTTTTTCAACATCTTTAAATATTTTAATTGGACCTGTTGGATCATCTACCCATTTTATATTTGAAACTGTTTTTTTATCCGCATGTCCATCATATATAATGTCATATGTAAAATATCCTTGTTTTAAAACTCCAAAGTTTTTAATCTTTTCTAACTTATCTATTTGCTCAATTATAACGTCTTTATTAAAATAGCATTTTCCAGAAGAAATAAAAGCTTCCTCCGGAGTACATGGATATTCCTGTTTTATTAATTCTTTATCAATGTAACCATTGTACTTTTTGTAATACCAATATAATTGATTTTCATCTAATCCTTTTTCTTCTAATAACCATTTAAGTCTTTGATGAATCCAATCGTTTACTCTGTAAATATCATTTAAGAACTTTGTTCTTCTATTCTTTGTTTCAAAATTCAATCTATATTCAGGAGTTAACCACCACTCATAAAAGCAATTGATATGTTCTCCAGAACGCCACATTGTTCTATAATCATTAAAACCATTTGCAGTAGTTTCATATATTTTAATTGAATCTTTTGTAAAAGCTTCTCCTAATGATGCTTGAATACTAGCAATACCATCTCTCCAGAAAGCACATTCTGAACCATGAAAAAAGTTGATCGTTCTAGAACGACCAACATCTCCAGTTGCTGTTTCAACTGCCCAGCTACTATTTAATTTTTCAAATAATAATTGTTTCTTTGAATTAAATTTTTCAGTAGGTTTAATACACTCAGGTAATCTGCTATAAACAAACTTTGCTTTATTTTGAAATATAGCTTCTGAGTTCGTGCTTTTATCTGCAAGAGTTAAACCTTCGAAGTTATGTCTTGTGATAGTTCTTGCTAATTGAATTGCAGTAATTAATGTTGTAAATCCTTGTTGTCTTCCTTTTAGAATCAATATAGATATATTGGTTATTAATCCTTTTTCATAATCTTCAATAGCTTTATTTAATGTATCAATAAAACTGTGTTGAACATTATTAAGAAAAAAAGGAATTAACTTTTTGTTTTTATCAACAACATTAAAAGTTAATTCAATCAATTTTTCTGGATAATCTAGAACTTCTTGTCTAAGATTTTTATTATTAATTATTTCGAAACAGACAGCTTGAACAAATCTTTCATCTCTTTTTATGTCTTGATATTTTTCCCAGATTCGTTTTCTTCTATCAATTAAAAAATCAGCAGTTACTTTAATCATCCAAAACATCCTCCAATTTTACATTTACACTTGTTTCGACGTTATGTTTTTCTGCTAAATCAAAATAATTCTCTAAAACAAACTTTGCTCCACTTGCTTTTCTATTATCATACAAAGACTCTTCAGCATAATTCTCAACTCTTTGTTTTGCAAATTTGATTATATCTGTATATATTGTATCTCCATAATCTTTTTCCCAAGAACGCAAAGTCTTTGTTGTAACCCCAAGCCAAAGTGCTAATCCTGACATTGTGTACGGTCTATGTTCTTCATGCATCATGTCAAAATATTCATTGATTCTGAATTGTAATTCTTCCAAAGTTTTAAATCTTGTATTATTATTCAATTTTAAGAAATATTCTTTTTTTAATTCTTCTTTGTCTAATCCTTCATCATAAAACTTCAATTCAGTCACTTCCTTTTGATTTGAGCATCTACATAATAACTAAAAGGTTTTATTTGCTTTATTTTGTTTTTATCCTTTATATAATTAGAACATTTTACTCCATCATTTGTTTCGCATATTTTACAATCGTTTTTATCTTTATTCTTACAATATGGACATATTTCATCTTTATATTTCTTACATAAATCTTGAAATGACATATGATCATCTCCTCATAAAATCTAATCCTTTGTTGCAAACAGTCTTAAACATACATTCTTTAGCATATCTTCTAAACTGTTTTTCTGTATATTTTCTATTTCTAACTTTATTTTTTTCTCTTCTAAAGCCATCTAAATTCATTAGTTTTATTCCAGAAAATAATTCCCATTCTTTTATTGTTCTTAACATATTTTCCCTCCTTTTACACTTAATAAAGCACTATGAAATAATATATATCGGCGATTCACATAGCACCGAAAGAAGGTTTTATAAAAAAATGCTATGCTTATATATATATTATTTCATACTACCTTATCGGTAGTATTTAGCCTATCTATTTAGATAATAGCCCTAATAATAATGTCTTATAGACACTATGCAATAATATTTCGAAGTAGCATAAGTTTAGACGTCTAGCCCGTACTTTTACGCAGGTGTACACTCTGCAACTTTCTTAGCTCACTCGGTAAAGTGTTATTAACTCCTTTCAACTTGCCTCCAAGTCGATAAATATTACTGCATACTATTTATAAATCAAAAAGAAAGCCTCTACTTTGTAAAAGCTTTCTTTTCGTGTATAACAAAACAAAAGGAGAAATCTCAGGAGGTATTCCCGGTAGTCTGGGGCATGTCCATTTACTATATCAAATGAACGACTACAACATTTCTTAATAACATATTAACACCTTTTACCTGCACAAAACGCACAAATCGAATTTTTTTAAATTTTTTTCAAACTTTTTTCTTTTTGACCTAAAAATCTTTCTAATTTCATTCTCGCTTTGCTCTCAGAGTTGTATTTCATCTCAAACATTATCTGCACCCAATTCATACAATCAACATATTTATGTCTTATGATTTTTCTTAATTCACTATCTTCAATATAATTTAATTCATACTCTAATTGATTTATTTTCTTCTGAAGTTTCTCTTGTTTTTGTTTTAAAATTCTTTTATATTTTTTTATATTTCTATACTTCGATGTATCTACCCCTTCAACAACACAACTATGTTTTATGTATGGCCATGTTGTAGAACTTCCACTTACACTATCTCTAACAACTTTATCAGGTCTTTCTGCTAAATCTTTTAATCTCTTTTTTATATCTTCAACTTCTTTATTTAAATCTTCAACTTGGCTTAAGAAATTTTTATTCATTTGTACCTCCCTTAGATTTTATACTATACAACAAAATATCTCTTGCTTTGAATAATGTATCATATGCTTTATGTACTTTATCTCTATTGCTATTCAATATTCGATGATCGTTTGAATCAAAATCTACTGTTGCAAGATAATTTAATGCTTTGTTTATCTTTTCTTGTAATTCTTTTGTATGTTCCATAGGCTTATCCTCCTATATATTTTTTAGTTTCAATTTTTATTTGTAATATCTCAAATTTATAATTTTCGAATTTTGCTCTTAAAAATTTGTACGTAGCTTCAGCATCAAAAGGGAATTCCATAATATAAGCATATTTCCAGTTTGGGTTTATTTTTAATTCACAAGTATTAAAATCAACCACATATCCCACATCACTTCCGATTATCTTAGATGCTTTTATTATATAAAACACTCCCAATTCTCCAATCCTTGTACCAAATTCATCCATAATTCTAATCCTCCTTATTTATTTCTTTTTTAAATCTATGTTTTAAAACATCATACTTAACTTTTTCTAATAACTCTATTGCATTTTCGTTAATTTCGTCATTTTCCGTTGAATGTGCGTCTTTTATTTCTTTTGTAAGATTGTCATATTTTTGTGCTAGTTTTCTAGCAATTTCTAGCTCGAATTTCCCAGTTTTAATTTCTATTAGATAGTTTCTTGTATTTTCATCTGGTA